CCGGCCAGTTTTCTTCATCATGCACATCTTCTTTTTTATTCAATTTGCAGATAAAAGGAAGCAAACCATTATCCGGCTCTCCACCTCTTAATATTTCCTCTGAAGTTTCCAACAAATCATCCAACGGACCTTCTCGCACATCTCCATTCGTTGTGTAATAAGAACGTCTGGGATGCTTTTTCTTTCCAAGTCCTGTGGTGAATACATTTATATTTTTATAGTCCTCATACTGATGAATCTCGTTAAAAATGCAAATGCCAGAACGTAAACCGTCTTTTCCTTTTGGGCTGTTTGTTCGTCCTTTCATTATGCTTTTTGTTTTAAGACTCTCAATTTGTTCCTTTGTCCATTTAAAAAATTTCTTTAACTTCTTAATATTTTGTGGCTGCTCAAATGCATTTATCACATCACGCACCGGGCGCATTGCCTGGTCCTCATTATTCGCACAAATATCAACATCATATTCTCGGATTCCATTGTATGGGCTCATAAGGCAGGTGGATTCCCATGCAATTGTCCCATCTTTTCCTGCTCCACGCCCCAGCTCGCAAAATAAATCCGGCCACCTCGGCAATCCTGTTTCTTTCCAATATGTACAATCATGCAGTCCTATTACAAACTTCTGCCACGGAAAAACCTCTTCAAATGGAAAATACTTTGCAAGACCAAGATACTTTTCCAGTTGTTCACCATCTGTATAAATATCTTCTTCTGCAAAGCACTTTTTTACATGTTTAACCAATAATTCCTGTTCTTCTGAGACAGCATATGTTTTATTTTCAACAATGTCTATCCATTCCTGAATATGTGGGTTTATTTTACAGTTCATCCTCTTCCCCCACGTTTCCTGCCTCTTCTGTTGTTAGATTTAACTCTTTTAAAATCAGCAACATTTGTTTATTTATTGCCACGAGGTCTTTCACGGACTGATTCTGTTTTGTGATTGGATAGCCACTCGCGGATGTCGTTTCATATGATACCCCACGCTTTTTTATATCTTTTTTCAGCTTGGTTTTTATATCATACATATCCATATAGTCCCGAATTAAATCATTAAAACACGCAATATCAGCACCTTTTTTCTGTAACTGTAATTCCAACGAATCCTTGATTTCACTCTTTGTCGGAGCTCTTGCCGCCCTTAGCATTCCTCCAATCTTTTTTTATTTTTTATCATGTGCGAGAAAAAACTCTTTTGTCACTTCCACACACCGGTCTCCGTATGTCAGAATTAAAGTGCGTTTTTTTCTGACCGGGGGTATACGCTTTTTTCTGTGCTGTCTGTCCAATTTCCAAAGCAAAGTCCGGATTCATTGTTTGATTACACAATTTTTCTTTGGCGTTTGTATTGTACATACAGAGTTCTTTAGTACACTGTGTATTTCTTTCCGGATTACAGTTAAAAACTTTTATCCTCTGTCCTCCGCACTCTATAACCTGCTCTTGCTTCATATCAATCCCATCTCTCCTCTGTCAGGCTTTCTTTCTTTTCTTTCTTTCTGTATCCATGTACTTCCTCATGGCAATCGTGGCATAGACTTATCAAATTCCTTTTCTTCTTTCCTCTAAATGTATACCACATCTCTAATGCCATTTCTGGATGTTGTTTTACATAATTCACATGATGCACCGTAGTGGCTCTTGTATACTTCCCTCGGCTCTTGCACATTTGGCATTCATATTTATCTATCCGCAGTACTTCCTTGCGAAGTGCTTTCCATTTTCCCCAAACATAGAATCTATGTATATCTTCTGCAATACACTTCTTCACATACTCAATATCATTCTTTGTCCTTTATTCTCCTATGAGCAGAAACCTTCACCGGCTCCTGCTCACTCTGTTTATTTATCAACTGTTTATAATTCTTTCTAGACAATTGCGGACCCAGGAATCGAGCCTGGCTTTTCGGCTAAGGAGACCGACGTGATACCTCTTCACTAATCCGCCCAAGTCGGATAAGAGTATCAATAGTGCATGCGCAAAGAGGGGAAACTCTACACCTTTTCTCTGTACTCTTATCCTGTTGTTTATGCTATCACGCAACATCAACGACATTCAACGACATACTTCAAAATGCTCCAATGCTTTCTTGTTTATTCTTTGAAATTGGCGTTTCGTGTAGCCCATTTTCTTTGCTGCTGCATCCTCTGTCATTCCACAAATATATTTATAAATCAAGGCATCCTTTTCTCTCTCTTCCTCCATGGCTTCTACCTGTTGTCTCACTCGCTCATACCTTTTTATCTGCTGCTGTCTTTCCCTTTTTATTTTTTCCTGTATCTCTTCCACCTCTCCCATTTCTTCTACTTCCTGTAGCTCCTGTTCCAGTCTTTTTACAGCTCTCTTGCTCTGCTGATAGCTCAGCAAGTATCTCTTCTTTTCCTCATTGTCCACCTGCACCGCTCCTTTCTCTGCCCTGCTGCATCTTTCATTTCTTCTGCCACGCTATCCCTCTAAACATCCTACATACCTTAGTCCACTCTTTCCACAGCTCTTCAGGTACTGTGTTTCTCTGTTTCTTTTTGCTCTTTTTCTCTACCAGCTTTTCCGCATCTTGGATTATGTATCTTCCCTGTGTTGTATATCCTGATGCTGCATACTTCCATACATTTATATCTGGATCACCTAGCAGCTCTCTAACTTCTGCCGCAGATGCATTTGCCAGGACTATTTTCCCATTTTCTAAAACGTTATATGCTCTTCTCATGTTGTGCCTCCTATATATTTTAATTTAGCTTACTTTTTCCACTATATTTTTAATAAGATATTTAACAATTTCTGCCTGAGTATGTTCTTTATCAGCGTAATTGACTACATCATCTGTCAGAAATGCCGGATTCACACTGAGCATGTATTTTTGTATCATGTAAGAACGTTCCGTCTCATCAAACGGCTCAAATTTAATCTGCCTCTGAAATCTACGAAGCAGTGCTTTATCCAATCTATCTGCTCTGTTTGTTGCAGCAATCACAATTTGACCATCTACCAGCCCATCCAAAGCTTGCATTAAGGCTATTGTGGTTCTTCCTAGTTCCCCATCTGCGCCAGTATCATGTCCTCTTTCCAGTCCGATACAATCAATCTCATCCAGCATAAGGACACATTTCTGTCCCCTACAGTAGTCAAATACTCTTTGAAGATTCTGTGCTGTTTTTCCCATATAAGATTCAATCAGATATGAGAAGTTCAGATATGCATATGGTAAGCCAAGTTTATAAGCTGTGTACTTTGCAAATTCTGTCTTTCCTGTTCCCGGTTCTCCATATATCAATGTGCTGTTCATATAAGGAATTCCATACTCAAGCATTTTTGTAGTTGTTTTAACGCCCTTCTCAATCTGCTCAAACAGTTCTTTTTGCTGATTTCCGAGATAGTATCTGTCCTCTCTGAAATCAGAGACATCTTGCATACGGAGTAATCCTGCTAGATTAGCAGGAAGCTCAAACATATTAGTAGAACCGTTCTCAAGGAGTTTCTTATAATACGCTGTTTTTCCTTCATTCTTTTTCGTATTATCATTCAAGCAACAACATATAGCTTCTTTTTTCGCATCCTGTATTCTGTTTTCTGCCAATGCTTTAATACATGACAACATGTGTTCATCCATTCCCATAATTTCATTCCTTCCATAAATTCTAATTTAACAATGATATTCTCTTTCCAACCATCTATTTTTTAATGGTGTTTTCGTGTACATTGTTCCGAAATAATCATCTTCACAATATCCGCAATGTTGGTCTACATATTCGTATAACCCAAAATCATCCCTTTGAGGTTTCCTTGCTACTTCGTATTCTTTTAATTCCTTTGTTTTTTTATAAAGTTTATCGCCTCTTTCATAACATTTTTCCAATGTTATATCTTCAAGGCTCTGTCCATTTAGCCATCTACTCCACCGCCTTTCACGATTGCAACTGCATGCTCATAACTTCTTGCTTTCTCTTTTCCCAAATCCCTGTCGTAGGCATTCTCCCAAAACATCCGCTCATTCTCCAGCTGTTCCACAACCTTGTCCGGGTCATAGGCGGTCGGCTGCGCCTCTATCAGTTCACACAATGCATTAGCCTTATCTACAGGATACTTATTGGCGATAGTCATTCCTGCAACCTGTCTTTTAAACGCGTCCGCATCAATCATTCTTCCCATCGTTCGCCCTCCTGTATATAATTG